GTAGATATATAATATCTTTAACTATTAATTCAATTTATTTACCTAATTGAACAATATTATTTATCAATGCATCAACGCTGTTAAAAAACCATCTTTTATTATCTTGTTTAATGTCATCATAGTAACGAAATATTAATTCTGATTCTACGCATAATTGCAATGAGCTAATTTTTACCTCCTTGGTCCTTCTTTCCACTCGAATTTTTTGTGCGATATTTGTATTTCCATAAATAGACGCAACTGTACTCTTGTTCATTTTATATTTGATAGGCGTCACTCCGCTTGATAGTAAAGAATTTATTCTAGATATAATCGTTCCCTTACCTTCTCCTCTATCGCATCTTTGTCCCTTATTTGTTCTACCTTTACCACTTAATCGAATATCTTTTGTTTTAAAGACAATTTGTTGTCTCTTAAAAATAGTCATAAATCCAATTATATCATTAATAGATGAGATATCTTTGATTTGCATTTTTTTAAACATTTCTACAGCCAACCCTCCAGGTCCAACAGCTTCTTTACTGGACACCCATGTACCATCTATAAATGCTAATATTGTATATAATTCATGCGTACTAGGTTTTGAAAAATCTGCTAAAACAATTCCGGTGTATTTATTACTTTGAATGATAAATTGTTGAAAATAAGACATTGCTATTGTTTCCAATTTAGTTTTCGTTTGTTTTGTATAAACTATATTCAATAATTCTAATTTCTCAGCAAATTTTAATGTATCAATAAAATGATACATAGCCAGTTTCAATAATAAATCTTTATCAATATTATTATATCTCTCAAGATTAATAACTGCCCAAGCAGCTGCTTTGATCCAGTTTTCTTTATCCATACTAGTAATAAATTCTGGGGTTTGAATTTGTTGGTAAACCGATAGTATTTTGTCCATTAGTTGATTATCCTCTTCAACAACATCACCTTCATTTTCAGTTTTGGCATAAGATGGGATATTATCAGGAAGTTTAAAAATTATTTTTTGGCGTTTATAATCTATTGGATTAACACGATCAAAACGAGTTATTGGTTTGGAACCTAGTTCTAATGGCTGAAACATGTAATAATTTCCAATATTAACTAAATGACCCAATCTTCCCAACATATCTGTTAAATATTCATTCTTTTCTGTTACTAAATAATTCAATGCTGTATAAATCTGATCCAATGGATAGCTTTTGATTTGAGTAAGTAATGCAACCAATGACTGTCTGTCAAAAATGTAGTATTCTTTGAATAACAATCGGATACGTTGAAGAATTTTATCCATATTCATTATAATGAAATTTTCATTATACGTAGTTGTGTCCACTTGTTCAATATCTTGAACCGATGTATTGCATTTATAATCACAATCCATAAAATCACACATAAAGCTACCTCTTTTATCTCCTAATCTATATTGAATAGTGGGACCCGATGATAAATTTTGACTGACTATCTTATTAACATTTTCTTCTGAGAAATTTTGTCCTTTTCTATTTAATAAACAATCAACTGCATTTTCTTTCAATAAACGTACTACCTCTGCAATTTTTTTAGCCTTTCTCTCCGCTAATCTATAAATATACATATCCGCGGCTTCTATATTATTATCAAGTTTAGTTCCGTATAGATAAATCTCCACATTTCTCTCTTCAAAAGGTAACGCGCAATGTGAAAAATTTCTAACAGATCTTCCGACAATCTGTTCTTGTCTATTTAAATTATACCATGGATCTAAAATGTGAGTTTGTCTTATATTTTTAAAATCCAACCCTTCTGATCCAGCACGCGATACTATAACTACCTTTATCATTTCGCCATTAATATTATTGGCACTAGTAATTGCTTTTAATTCTGATTTAACATCTGGAGTTAAATTTTTATCACCTGTTATCATAATATATTTTGCAGGAAACCTAACATTTTCAGATTTTAATGTTATTGCATCAATTGGTTTTGTAGGGGTAGTCTTAAATAGCGATCTACCTCCATACCTTGCAATACCCATCTCTTCTAAAGCTAAAGCAAAGGGTACGCCACCGCCATCAATGTATTGAGAATATACAAAAATAATACCTTTAGACTTTCTAATAGAATCGCAGATTGCAGCTATTTTTGCACTATATTTCCCAATTTCAGAAGGAGAAAAAATTCTACCAAAATTTTGCATTGTTATATCTTTATATCTGAAATCTGACTTGGTTGCTTCATCATACATCATAGTTCTATCTAATCCCTTTTTTCCATATAAATATTGATACAAATCATCATCAACATCATCACTATCTAACTCATAATGAGGATATATCATATTCAGCGCTTGAAGTGGAGGCTCTAAAATTGTAAACAGTAGACCTTTATTTGGATCATTTAGAATTGGTTTTTCTCTCCGGAGAGAATCTAAGACAAATTCATATCCTCTTTTTTGATAACTACCTATTGTTGTAATTGATAAATCTAGTATTTGTATTGGATCTATTATTGCCTTTCCGTTAAGTTGTTTATCCGGATAACTCCAAACTTTTTTTTGCAACATTCCTAAATATGAAGATGGATTATTTGCTTCCAATGGATATATACTATATGGAAATGTAAATGGATTATTTCCTCTAACATATGAAATATATCCCATCATTTTTTGAATTAATAATTCCTTCCCAATCTCTAATCCCTCTGCATTTTGAATAAACGCTCCTTTTGAATCAAATACTTCTCTAACCGTTACAGGATATCTTTTATCATTCAAATTCAATAGATTTAATAGCCAAATAATTTCCTGATAATCATTAAACATGGGTGTAGCAGATAATAGCAATAATTTCAGATTAACGGCATTTGTTACAAGAGTTAAAAGATTTTCTGAACTTGGTTTAATTGTGCCTTCTCCTGTAATGCGCAAATTATGAACTTCATCGATTACTAACATTCTATTGGAAAATTCTTTCTGAAGTGATCGTCTTTGTTTTCTTTTAATTAAATCAGGACCATCTTCTTTACCTATTGTTTTTTGCATTATCCGAAAAATATAATTAGAAAATTCAATATATCCTTGAAAATGATAAGACTGAGATATTATTCTTTTCACCTGTCGAACAACCCTATTCCTTGAAAGCCCCTTCATATTCATGGGATTAATTTCTTTAATAAATTTATTTCCAGTACAAGCTTTAATATTCCATAATCCATTAACTTCTTTTAATTTTCTTTCATCAAACAATTGAATTTTAAAATTCTCCTGTACCGCCGGCGAAGCAACAATAATAATTCTTTTTGTTATTCCCAATTGTTTTAAGTACGAGCGCATTTCTTCACATACAGAAATTGACGAGCAGGTTTTACCCGTACCCAACCCATGAAATAACAATAAACCATTGTATGGAGTTTGAAACGACATATAATTTCGAACAAACATTTGATGAGGATCTAATTCAAATTCTGTATTATCACATAATTTTTGCGCCACTTCCTTAATATTATCAAACTCTTCTCGAGTTTTTTCTTCGTACCTATTATCATAAAACTCTTTTTTCGTCGCTATTTTAACATTAAAATTAGGATCGTCTAAAGAAGGGTAAAGATACCCATATCTTTTTGATTCCTCGCCTAATTGCACTCTGTTATCATCAGCCATACATTTAAGAAATTGCCGATGTTCGGGATTTTCCATATCGATGCTCTTAATATCTTTGAATTCACCTCGCAACTGGTCGCAATTTTTTATAACAACTGCTTTCTTTTTAATTTTTACCTTCCCCTTCTTTTTTTTGACCCTTACTTTAGGTTTTCCATTTTCTTTTGTTGACATAGTTAATATATTATGAGATTAATCTATATCTATCTAAAACATTATTGATATCTTTTATTAGCTGTATTTTTTCTAAATTATACGGGCGAATAGTTGATAAACATTCATCTAAAGTTAACCATTTCATATCACTTACCTCACTTTTTTGAAATTTATTGGGTGTTATATTTTCCGCTATTAACTCTGCAATATAGTATTTATGTCTATAAGACTTAAAATTAGATCCAATAAATATTTCTTCATAAGGTTGAATATTAGTAATCATATCTAAATCTTCTTTCATAAACCCAGTTTCTTCATTAAATTCTCTATAAGCGCATGTAATATCCGTTTCTTGATAATTCCTTCTCCCTTTTGGAAACCCCCATTCAGGAGTTAACCAATTTGTTTGACTTTCTTTTACTAAAGTCATAATATCATAACTTCCTTCGTTATAAATTTGGATACCGCGCTTTATCTGAATAAACTTTTCCCTAGCGTGTTTTTCTTCACTTCTGTACTGAATTCCAATAAAATCCCCCCATAATCCTTTCCATAAGTCATCAAAACTATTTGATATAATTCTTTCTTTCTCACTTATAGTCATTTCATCGACTAGTGTTTGGATATAATCTTTATTATATAAGGGATATTTTCCTCTTAGAAATTCAATATAGCCTAAGCTGTCCTTTCTACATATCATCAGATATTTAAGTGTGTCTTTTTCTTTTATAAAACTAACAATGCCAACACTAGTTATTGGCATTTTGCATTGATTAAATAGATGTCCTTGATTTGTACAATTATTACAAAAATTATGCGATTTCTGTCGATTCATATTATATGTTTATACATGGTAGTTTTTATGTCTATTTCATATATAATGCCTCTAGATCCGGAGATATGGATGCCTCATTTTGAATTTATGTTACAAACCATATCAGTTATGTATCCACAACATCCAAATGATGTGACTAAAAAAAAATATTACGATACCATTCAAAATTTACCGCTATTTCTTCCTCAAAAACCCATTGGGAATGATTTTGTTAAAATGCTGGATAAATATCCAGTAACTCCTTATTTAGGATCGCGCGAATCATTCATGAAATGGGTTCATTTTATAATCAATAAGCTACACGCTAAAATGGATTGGGAACAGCGTGACTTCTTTGATAGTTTAGAAAAATACTATGATGCATATAAACCTAAAGAAGTATTAAATAGAGAAAAATATAAATCCAGAAAACAGTATATTATGATAGGAACGGTATTATCTATTATTGTTCTTATTTTATATCTACTCAAGAGGACATCTAAATAATTATCTGCCTAAAATATAATGAGAATAGGACTATTTATAATAGCAATTACCATATTTTTAGTAGTAAATACATATTATGATGGTAAGTATACAAAAATGTTTCATATAAATAAAAAATATATACAAATGGCTACATATGCATTTGTAGGTTTATCATTGTATTTGTTTATCAAAAAAAACCCTGAAGGTTCAAAGGGCATGTTTAAACATGCCAATAGTATTATAAAATACATGCCAATTGATCGCAATACAACAGATATGTTAACCCCTATTTTTGACTTTGCCAGCGTCAAAGGGGATATGGACCAGTTGAGCAATACAGCTGCTATGAACAATGCTGTTACACCGCAGATGAAAAGAATGTTAAATTCGGGGGGCAATTCATCTAAAAGATCAGTAAGCGAAACTAAAAAAAAATATGTCGCAGCCCAACAAGATTGGAGATGTAAACACTGTGAAGAACAGCTTAAAGCAACATTTCAGGTAGATCATAAAGTAGATTTAAGATATGGAGGGTCTAACCATGTTACAAATTTAGTAGCTCTGTGTACCGAATGTCACGCCACTAAAACCATGCAAAGTAATTTGTAAATAAAATAAAAGTAAATATTAAATGTTATTTGCGACTATTATAAATTTACTAATAGTATTAGTACATTTATTTATCATTTTCTCTCCATTACTTCTATTTTTTCTTAAGATACCAAGGAAATTTTTGAAATACATGTTATTGATACCCGTGCTAGTAGTATATCATTGGGGGTGGCTTAAAAACCAATGTTCACTGACCATTCTTCAAAAGAAATTGGGATTAAGTGAACTAGAGGGGGAATCAGGATTTTCTGAAAAATATTTAAGGTGGTTATATAATCCAATAATGAGAATATTCAATATGAAATGGAATGATGAAAATTTAGATATAATAATTAATTTCCATTGGTTAATAAATTTTTTAATTATATGGTATTTTACATTTTTTTAATAAGATAATAATATAACATGACTA